AACCTTCTACTGAGGGTAAATCTTCTTCTTCTAAAAGTTCAGCAACTGACGGAAGTTCTTCAGAACTCTCTGCAAAGTCGTCAATCGATGGCAAATTTTTATAGTCGTCAGACATTTTATGAGTATCAAAATACTGCGGGATTTCTCTCCCTATACTTTATTTATTATCTTCTAAATTAACAGATTTAAGCATCTTTGCTAAATCAGCAGTTGAACCTACAAACAATGAATTATTAACTGTACTAGGTCCTTTAGATACTTTCTCTTCTTCTACATCCTTTAACTTCTTCTGTAAATCCATCAACTTATCAGTAGCATCAGAAACACTCTTAATTAACTGACCTGCTACTTCATATGCTCTAGGCATTTCACTCTCTTGAGCAAGTTCAAGAATGCCATCAATTGCTTCTTGACCCTTCTCTATAATACTATACAAATTTCCTCTTGTATATTCATAATCTCTTTCAATATCTGACCTTTCATGCTTCTCAGGTTTAGTGATTCCAACTTCAGAATTTTCTGTAGTAACTATTTCACTAGAAACATTAAAGGTATCATTTAGTTCATCAAAATTTTTAGTCATTAGATAGTTCCATCAAAACCAAAGTCATCTCCAAATTCTATAGCAGCATTATCTGTAGTTGTGATGACTTTAACTTCTGCACCATTTACATGGTCTGTAGCAGTAGTATTGTCTTGACCCCTTCTAACAGTTAGTGCTGTTCCAGAAATGGATTCAACGTACATTTCCTCCTGATCTATGTATATGTAATTAGTTGCTTCAATACCACTAGCACTAGTTACATTAATAATAGCAATACTATCATCTATATTTTCACTCAAGTTAGTAGTAACAGTATCTCCATAACTCTTAGTTGCTCTAGGTACAACACTATAAGTAACTTCTCTAGTTGGAGTAGATGTCTTACCACCAGCAACATATCCAATAGATGCCTTCTTGATAACATCCTTGGCAATATCTGTATTGACAGGACCAAACATGTAAGTCTTAGCAGTAAATCTCATAGTATAGATAAGTGCTCTTCTAGTAGAAAAATCACTTTCATAATCATCACTAGTAGTAATAGAATTTAAGACAATTGGAATATCTCTTTTCTCTCCAATAGTATCAACTAGGTCTACTGTTACAGTATATGCAGGTTGAAAGTATGGGAGGATTTGCTCTACTATTTGAAGCATATCATCATTTAACTTAGTAAAGATACTAAGTTCAAAATCTAAGTTATATGGTACAGGTAAATATGTTTTTGCTAAAGTTTTCTTATCTCCTTTAACTCCTTTTAAAAATGTTTGAGTAGTTGTAGATTTTCTTGCAGGATCATAACTAAGACCATTAAGTTCAAAAGACATTCTAGGTAATGTAATTTGAACTGGTTTATTCAAATCTGGTACTTGTTCAAGTCTTGCTAAAAACTTTTGAGTAGGACCATAAGCAAGAGGAACCTTAGTCGTACTAACAACTGAATCATCACTATTAGTATGATTAATATTAATATTATTAAAGATAGAACCAAAAGATATAATGGTTCTCCTCATTATTTCGTGATAAAAATATTCAAACATTGTTACAATCCTAGTGTATTATTTAGGGCATCCCAAATGGGTTGGTTTCAGTGAAGTCAATGATATCATCTGCTTCACTTTCAATAGTAGTATTTTCAGCAAATCCATCATCCACATTACTCTCAGAAACCTTCTGATATTCATATTCAGCACCAGATGTGCTTCCTGTGATAACCTCACCATCATTGAATGCTCCACTAATAATAGAAATCTTGAGTTCCATAGTAGAAGCATCCCAAGATTTAACCCTACCAGTAGAACTACTTGCAGCACCAGTTACTACCTCATTAAAGACATAGTTACCAGAACCACCCATGTAAGGTGCAGTGACTGTAATGGTTGGAGGAGTAGTATATCCAGATCCAGCATCAGTAATACCAATTTGAGTAACAATACCTACACTATTAATGTATGCTAGAGCAGATGCTGTTGTACCACCTTCAGGTGCTGCTGTAAAGGATATTAGTGGGACTGTAGAGTATCCAGTACCTCCAGATGTAATTGTGACTATTCCAATAGATCCGTCAGATACAGTGGCAGTAGCAGCAAAACCTGCACCTCCACCACCAACTGTATAGATCTCTGGTTCTTGACCTATAGTATATCCATAACCTGGATTAATAAGATCAATCCTACG